TACCGAATAAAACTCTTAACATCGCACTCGCAGGCACTGGTGTGGGCAAGTCTTTGTTTATGTGTCACTGCGCCAGTTCGGCACTCCTCCAAGGTAAGAATGTCCTCTATATCACGATGGAGATGGCAGAAGAAAAAATCGCTGAACGCATTGACGCAAATCTTCTCAACGTTCCTATCCAACAACTTGGGGATCTTCCGAAAGTAATGTTTGAGAAAAAGATAACAAATCTTTCAAAAAAGACTCAAGGTAAACTAATTATTAAAGAGTATCCTACTGCTTCTGCACACGTTGGACATTTTAAATCTCTTGTTAGTGATCTTGCTCTTAAGCGGAATGTTAAACCCGATATTATCTTTGTGGATTACCTTAACATCTGTGCATCCGAAAGATATAAAGGTAGCATTGTCAACTCCTACACCTATGTCAAAGCAATCGCAGAAGAACTTAGGGGTTTTGCTTGCGAGTGTAACGTTCCTATCATCTCTGCGACACAGACCACTCGTTCAGGTTACGGTAGCACTGATGTTGACCTTACTGATACTTCTGAATCCTTCGGTCTTCCTGCTACTGCTGATCTTATGTTTGCCCTTATTAGTACAGAAGAACTTGAGGGTATGAATCAGATCATGGTCAAGCAATTGAAGAATAGATATAACGATCTCACCACTTACAAGAGATTCTGTGTAGGTATTGACAGAGCGAAGATGAGGTTGTATGATGTGGAGGAATCTGCTCAAGATGATCTAGTCGACTCTGGTCAACCCGAGCAGCAAATTGATTTAGTTAAAAAATTTACAGCAAAGAAAACTTTCCAAGATCTAAAGTATGATTGACCCTATTAAGTATGTTGAATTCGTCAATGCAGTTACATCGCAGCAAAGCAAAGATCACGAAGCATTCGTTTATCGTGTTCAAGAACTTGAAGGTCAGGGATTTCCTACCGAGCGACTGCTTACTGCTTCTGTAGGTATGTGTGCTGAGGCAGGTGAGTTCACTGAGATTGTCAAAAAGATTGTCTTTCAAGGCAAACCTGTCAATGAAGATAATCTGTTTCACCTGAAGCGTGAACTGGGTGACATCATGTGGTATGTTGCTCAAGCATGTATGGGTCTGAACATTAGTCTCGATGAAGTTCTTGCCATGAATGTGGAGAAACTCTCTGCTCGTTACCCTGATGGTGCATTTGATGTTCACTTCTCTGAGAATCGTCAGGAAGGTGATGTGTGATTCAGAATGTTTTGCTTAGAATATTCTATGACTTCAAATTCTACCACAACATATACACAGATTCAGAACGTCAGAGTATTCTAGAAAAAACAAAACCGTATCTAAAAGACTGGAATGACATTGGTGATTTCCCAGGACTTCAAACACCTCCAAACATACACAGAGAAGTTGATCTATCTAAATTGTTCTCAGTCTGTGGAATGGATGAAAGAATTGAACGTTGTTGGTTAAACTATACAAGAAAAGGATTTCCTAATCATTATTGCTGGCACACTCATCCACATAGATATACATGTGTGTACTACTTTGATGACGGACCTGGTACAGTATTTAAAGGTATACGAAAGGACTTTCAAATCAATGTCCCAAAGAATACACTAGTTGTATTTCCAGCACACATATTTCATTCTGCACCTGTGCATGAAGAAACTGAAAGATACACCATCGCTTTTGATTTTGATCTATGACTAAAAAAACTAAGACAATCGGTAGTGACACCTGGGAGTGGGAAGAAACACCTGAAATGCGTGAGGCAGTAGAGAGACTGCATAAAAATATCCGTGATCTTGAAAAGGATAGTGGAAAGAAAGGTGACTATGGCGTCGGAAAGTAAATTCTATCAAAAGAATCTCTCTTGGACTCCTAATTTTGTACAAAAAAATATTGATATCATTGAGAGAAACTATGAAAAATTTCCATCTAGAAATAGATGGAATTGTAATTGTCATGTAATACATGATAACGATCTTGATGCTGAACCAATTGACTTCGAGTTCTTACGAAGTGAGTATGAGAATCAAGCAATTCTTTTCTGTGAAAGTAGGGGATTAAAGTTTAAAGGTCTCGGACCAATATGGTATAATTATTATAAGTCAGGACAGTATCAAGAACCTCATGTACATGAAGGATCATATACCTTCATTCACTACATGATCTTTGATAATAGTCAGCACAGTTCAACTAAATTCACTGATGATAGTATCGAATCACCTAAGATCAATCAAGGTGATATTTTAATTTTTGATGGTGAACTGGAGCACTATGTTCCTGCTAATAGTTGTACTAGTCCAAGACTTACTGTAGCCTTTACTTTTGATGCAGAACCCATGGTGCCAAAAGGTAATGAAATCAATACTGAGAATATATTTCCAACTTCAGTATGGTGGGTTGATTTAGATCTCAATAATGATGCACTTGCAGAGGAGTGTTATCAAATACAGAGTCGTGAACCTAAAGGTAGAGTCTGTAGTACAAGAAATGGGTATCAATCTAATGATCTTGACTTTAGTGTAAATCAAAAGAATTTACTTAAATTAATTCAAGAGATTACTAAAGTATCAAACGCTATTTTTCAATCTGAATATCTTGAAGAAGGTGACAGACGAAAATTGTATGTCCAAAACTATTGGGTAAACATAAATCCAAAAGGTGGGAGTCATATAAGACATACACACCCTGGAGCATTTATCTCTGGAGTTTACTATGTTAAGTGTGTGTCTGATTTAGATCATGGATCTATACGATTTTGGAGATCTGAGTGGGAAGATTTTATTCTATTGCAGAATAATTTACCTAATAAATTTGATCGGGATGATTGTATATATCACCCAGTGCAAGGTAGACTACTTTTATTTCCATCTCATTTACCTCACTCTGTAGATCGTAATGAACTTGATAGTGATCGTATTGCTGTATCATTTAACCTGAAGATTCGTGAATGATTATAAATTGTATAAATCAAAACTGATCATCGATAATAAAGATGAGATGGTTGATTTAATATCCGAGTTTTATCAAGTCCATCAACAGATATTTAATGGCGAAGACTCTACAGGAACTTATGGATTATATAATTTTTTCACACTATCATCTCCAAACTTGCTTTTCAGAAAATTGTTTTTTGAATTAAAAAATATTATAAATGAAAACATTTCTGAAGAATATAAGTGGATGCAGTGTTGGTTAAATTATCATACTCCAGATAAGGTTTTAGATTGGCATAATCATGAATGGAAATATCATGGTTATATTTGTATAGATCCAAAGAATACTAAGACTGTATTTGAGGACTATGAAATACAAAATGAAATCGGTAATATATACATTGGTCCTGGTTATAGACAACATAAAGTTGTTGTTCAGGATGATTATCCTGGACCGAGGATAACATTAGGATTTGACATTTGTGTTGAACCTATGAAACCTCAAAAAATGCTCTCTTTGATTCCTATTTGATATTATGTCCGAAAGATTGACACAAGAGAATCTACCTGCTATGATCCAAGATCTCGGGTGGGACCCTAGTCAAGACAACATCGTTATAGAGATTGCTGGAACTCAGGTTTCTGGTATTGATGTTGGTGAAGAGTACAATAAGAAGTGGCAATCGCCACTTGGTACTCGTAAATACAATAAAGATGCTTTTATTGTAATTAAAAATCTCTCTCGTACACCCTTTATTCCCTCTAAGAATGATGACCCAGAAAGAAAAGGACACCATTGCAACGATGCAAGTTGACCAAGTTTGTAGAATCTATGGAGAAACCTGCAAATGGTACAGACAAACCATGCCAAACAAAGACGGAAGTCTCGAAGAGTACATCATCATCCATTACCCCCGTCCTGATGCTGGTTAGTGTTATTCTATGTACCCTTGCTATTATCGTAGCGGGGTATTTTCATGGTAATATGCACATCGAAGCAGTCTACAAATCTTTAACCCAATGACATTAAATCTTCAAGAAGTTGATCATCTACTTAAGGCATTGGATACAATGTCATCACATGATGTAGCAAGAGCAAGAGAGCAGATTGCCTCAGGAGTAATAGACCATGAACAATTAGTCAATAAACTGAAGTCGTATCGTTATCGTTTGACAAGACCATGATTAATAAATAATCAAAAAGAGTAGATGACACTTAAAGTTCCTGAAGCAAATACTGCTACCTTTAGAAAGGTAATGGATGCACTTGGCGGCGAAGATTATGCATACTACTCTTTTGATGTAAAGAATATAGAAGATGCTGAATCTCGAAAAAAGGTTCAAATTCTTTTAAAGGTTTATGTTTCTCAGGCAGAGAGAAGTAGAGCAACTAAAAAAATTACTGAGGCACTACAAAACGAAGGTGTAGACGTTCTCTCTGGAGATAATCAGATTGATGTTTATATTGCAAATACTGATAATAAAAAGGTAATTCGATTACAAATTAAACCACCCTCTGGAGGTTCTGGTGCTGGTGCAGATGTCACGAAGATCGTTGAGTCTGCACAGTGTTTGTATGCTGCTATGATATATGAATGTAAAGATTTGAGAGTTGTATCAGAAGCAGATTTAAAATGTGGTCAAGCATTTAGTGATACACCAGGAGTAAATATTGAACAAATTCTTGCACTCGATTCTGAGTGGAAAAACTCTTCTATGAAAGGTGGTGCATTAATAAAGAGAACTCTTGGTGGTTCTGCAGGAACATATGAGTTTGTAAGAGGAGATAAAGTTATTGATGATGGTGCAATCTCTAAGGCATTTAAGAGAGTAAAATCTCAAACTAATCTTGCATCAGAAGATAAGTGGAATCCTGCTGATATCTGGGCAGTTAGAAAAAGTATGAAAGCACAGATTGCCGCAGACCTTAAAGCAATTGGCACGATTGCTGAATTGAATTCATATCTTCAAGCGAGAAATGCTGCTAAAGATTTAGTTGGATTTTCTTTGAAGAAAATGGGAGGCAGTCCAAGTGCAAAACTTTTAAATGCCG